CCGGCGATGTTTGTCCTTCAGAAGTTGATGAAGGTTCGCTCGCCTGTGGGCGCTGCGGCTCATCGCGGCACCGCCGTTGAGAGCGGCATCGTTGCGTTCCTTAACGGAACGTCTGCAAGTGACGCAGTGCAAGTCGCAGAGAAAGAGTTTTCGTCACTGACTGCGCTTTCTGGCGACCCGCGTCGCGAGAAGGAAGAGGCCGCGATCAAAGACATGGTGCTGACGGGCATCAAAGAGTTGCGCGACTATGGCAAGCCGTCATCGACGCAGGGAAAGATTGAGCACCACTTCGAGGGCCTGCTCGTGCCGATGATTGGGTTCTATGATTTGGAGTGGGAAAATCATGGCGTCCTCACTGATCTTAAGACTACGCACGCGCTTCCGTCCAAAATATCCACCAGCCACGCACGGCAGGTTGCACTCTATCGCGCTGCGCGGGGCGACAATCTCGATGCGCGTATCACCTACGTCACGCCGAAGAAGTCTGCGACATACGTTCTTGAGAACCCTCGCGAGCATCTTCAGGCCTTGGAAAAAATAGCGTTGACCATCCAACGCTTTCTGTCTCTCAGCGACGACCCGAAAGTTCTCGCGTCGTATGTCGTCCCTGAAGTGGACAGTTTTTATTTTGCAGACCCTCTCGCGCGTAAGGCTGCTTACGACGTGTGGGGCCTGTAAGAGTTCAGCCCATGTGGGCGAAGGCGAGTGACTGGCCAGACAGTCACAAATGGAGAAGTAAAATGGCACTCGGTTTTGAATATGGTGGTTCGGGCGGCGGTAACTTCCTGCCCATCGTGAAGTATGACGCCCGTGCGGGTCGTTTCTTCCGCGTTGATCGTGAAGACGGCACGTCCATCCCCACCGACATCACACGCAACTTCAAGGCTGTGTTTGATTTTGAGAACATGGAAATCGGTTGGATTTGCTTCAACGCAGGTTCTGCTCCTGACTTCCAGATGGTTCCGTTCGGTCAGGCTCGCCCTGCAAAGCCGTCGGACAACCACAAGGGCGGCATCCGGATGGTAATCAAGTTGAGCGGCGAGTGCGGCGGCGACTGCCGGGAACTTGCTGGCACGGCTGCCGCTATGATGCGCGGCATTGATGCTCTGCACGATGAATATCTTGCAGGCGTAAAGGCCAACCCCGGCAAGCTGCCTGTCGTCGTGCTTGAAGACACTGTGGCCCTCGAAAGCGGCTCCGGCGCTAAGAAGTCCACAAACTATCAGCCCGTCTTCAAGATTGCTTCTTGGGTGAAGCGCCCTGCGGATCTTGCTGACGCGCCATCGCGTGGCAGCTCTGACGCAGCGCCTGCGCCCGCACCTCGTTCAGCTCCGCCTGCAACAGGCTCGACGCGCGCCGCAGCTCCGGCTGCTCGTGCTCCTGCGCCTGCGATGGCCGACGACGAGGACTTCGGCTAATCAAATCGGGGGCGGCCTTCGGGTCGCTCCCTCACTCATTTGGAGATCGACGTGAAATTCCTCTCCCTCACTCATTTGGAGATCGACGTGAAATTCCTCATCACAATGAACATGCCTGCCCGTTCTGGTCCGTTGATCCATCAGATCATTTGCGAACATCCCGCACAAAACTTGAATGAGTTTTGTCGCGCGCTTGAGACAACTGACTTCTTGGTGGTTGACGAGTTCTATCGTGACACTGACGCGCCGCGTGGCGCTGACGCCTACTATCACGTCGGGCAAACTGCCATCAATCATCGCTACGTTGGCAAGGTTAAAATGATGGGCAATGTCACGCACCAGCATCGCGGTGTCCGCGATCATGACTAATGGAGAATAGATATGAAATATAATGATCTGCTCATGAAGGCTGCTCACGAATACAATGACCGCGCGCCCGTCTACGGCGGCTTCGAAGACCTGTTCGACCGCGCGTGCATGATCTACAACCTGACGACTGGCAATAGCATCACGCCGTGGCAGGCTGCGATGTTCATGAACTGCCTCAAGATGGCACGCATGAAGCACTCGCCGGGGAAGATGGACAACTACGTCGACGGCATGAACTACACCGCATTTGCTGGCCAGTTCGCCAGCGATGCGACCAATCACGCCGACGACATCGAGCAGCAAATGATCCGCGACATGGCGGCGAAGCTCGCGCCTCAAAAGACTGAACAGCAGGGTGACGCATGACTGTGACTGCATTGACCCACGACGACCTGCGCACGCTCGCCAATGACATCCTCAAGCTGCTGGGCGACAGCGCCAACGAAAAAGAGTTTCAGGACAAGTTGATGTGCGTCGCCGCATTCAACACCAACCTAATCTCGTTCCTGCTTGTCAGCGGCGCGCCCGACCTCGACACGGCCCTTGAAGGTCTTGATGCGTACAAGCGCGACGTCGCCGCCAATATCATGGCAACCTTCGAACCCATGAAGGACCAGATGAAGACGGCTAAAAACTAACGGTGGGCGCGCAAGCGCCCATCTCACCCTATGGAGATAGATAATAATGATTTTGCAGCTCACCGAAATGATCCCAATGAAGACGCCGCTCGGTGATGGCTACGCCATCCTCGTGCAGGCCGGGGAGCATGACCAGTATTGGACTGTTGCCCTTGAGAGCGGCGCGCTGGTGACCTTTAGGCAGGACCAGATCAAAATTGCGTCCAGCTACACGCACGCGCGCGGCATCAGCGACAAGAAAATGAAGGGGATCGTTAGTGGAAAATGATGAGCTTATTGCGTTGTCTGATCGTTACGAAAGCGTAATCTCTACGCTGGAAGAGCGCCTCAAGAAAATGGAGGCCGCCTTTGTGGAAATCGTAAACGTGCCCCTGTGGGATGAGTATCGCTGTATCGAGATCGCGCGTCAGGCGCTGAAGGAGTATAGAGATGAACTGCATGCCAAGCGAGACAAGAATACTGCGTGACCGCATCGAATACCTTGAGGAAGAGCTGCGGCAGCTCAGGGAAGACATCAGCCCTATCAACAATCCATTCAATGGCAGGTTCGGGCTCACCCGGCAGCAGGCCGCCATTGCCTTCGCAATATATCGCCACACCTCCGTCTCAGGGCCGCACCTCGACCGAGTGACTGAGCTGCACTCGCGGGCTACGGCTGGCACCGACTACGGCATGGTGGCGAACCGCACCAAGGTCGCCCTGTGCAAGGTCCGTAAAGCATTCAGGAAGATCAAAGTCGAAGTCGTGACTATTCACGGGATTGGCTATCGCATAAGCCTTGAGCACAAGGACCGTCTTCGTAAATTATTGGCACGGTAAGGAGTGACAAATGCTGACGCTGGAGGAACTGCACGCACACTATAAGGCCGTCCGAGCACGCCTGAGCCACCCACCAACCGCCAAGATGATCGCCAAGATCCCTGAGCTAGAGCCAGAGCCCGTCCCTACAGTTGAAAAGACCTGCACGATCCTGAACTTCCCGACGCTGAACATGAACACGCCGGGGGTCGTCATCATTCAGTCTATTGCCATGAAGCACGGCGTGACTGTTGAGAACATCAAGAGCAACTCGCGCATTCATAAGCACGTCCTTGCCCGCCAAGAAGCCGCGTATGAGCTGAGGATAAATCGCAACTTCTCGTTGACAAAGATTGGTCAGATGCTTGGCAATCGCGATCACACAACTATTCTCTACTCAATTCGCAAACACAAACAAAGGCTCGCCAAGATTTCTCCTGACGAGCCCTCGGAGTGAGTTTACGAGCCTACGCAGCTGAGTGTCCACGCAGGCAAGATCATGATGCATCAGGGTCAGGAAACGCGCAAGGTAATCTTCAGTCTCTGGACTGAAGGTTATTCATTTATCCAGATTTCTGCTGCTGTTGGTCTCTCAAAAAAAGAGATCAGCAGGCATGTTCACGAGATGCGTAAGGCTGAAAAACCAAAACAGATCACAATCATGGACCTGACATATACGTCATGCCGTTATGTGATCGGTCGTGACGAGGAGCTTGGCTCTTTATTTTGCGGGCAGAAGACTTACAAACGGTCTTACTGCCCGCATCATTTTCAACTGTGTTATGTGCCAATCAGAAAGTGATCGAGCCTGACGAGGTGAAGGTGAAGACTTTGTAGCCGCCAGTTGTCACAAACGACACAGTGCCAGTCGTTGAGATTGGATTGCCGAATGTGTCGGGATAGCGAATGATGACAACGCCGCTGCCGCCGTTGCCGCCAGCCGCGCCACCACTTTGACCACCCGCACCACCACCACCACCACCAGTGTTGGCAGTTCCATTGCCGCCCACTCCGCCGCCGGAATTTGCACCTGTGCCGCCGCCTCCATTGCCGCCTGCACCACCTGTGCCGATATACGCGCCGCCACCACCTCCGCCAGCGTAATAGACTGACGCACCAGAAATTGACGATTGCACACCAACACCACCGACGCCTGCCTGACCAGCAGAGTTGGTTCCGCCAGAAGCGCCAGCGCCACCACCACCAGCCGAATAAGCGTTATTGATAGATGCTGTACCGCCACTGTTGCCTTGGCCAGACACACCAGATCCGGGCGAACCTGTGCCGCTATTTGAAGCGACAGAGCCACCACCTGAACCGCCTGAGCGGCCATTAAAAGGCCCCGCCGGAGCACCAACCGCACCACCGCCGCCGCCATATGCAGTCAAGCCGAAGGCTGTAGAATTGCCGCCGTCGCCGCCGTAATCGGCAACCGCTCCAACACCTCCAGTGCCAACTGTGAGTGTGTAAGTCGTGCCAGCAGAAATTGCCAAACCAGTTCCAGACAGCAAGCCGCCCGCACCACCACCACCGCCACCCTTGTCGCCGCCGACATTACCACCACCAGCACCGCCGCCAGCGACGATCAAATAGTCGATTGCAGTTGGAGGCGGAGCCGATGTGTAATTATAGCTGACGATCACAATACCAGAGCCGCCTGCACCGCTAGGCCCTGAAGAGTGCGCCGCACCGCCACCGCCGCCAGTGTTTACGGTTCCATCTGTGCCGGGGCCAAAGGAAGACCCGGCCCCTCCGCCACCAGCCCCACCGCCGCCAAGGCCGCCAGCCGCACCCTTAGTTGAGTTCTGAGTGCATCCAGAAGCG